GTCCAGGTCATAGGACCAGGTACCGACCAAGGTACCGCCGGGCGCGCTCGCGTTCTGTTCGATGGCGAAGGCCAGGATGTCTTTGATGATGTCCGACCAGAGCACCTGACGGTCGCGCATCTTCAATTCGGTCGGCCGGTCGAGCGTCTTGGCGGTCGCGTGAGATCCCACGCTTGCCTCGCCGAAGAACGTTTCAGGCAATCCCATCGCGCTGGCGACCATGAGCCAAAGTCGGCGGCCTTCGTCCGTGTTCGGCTGCGCGCCGACGGTCTTGATCGGGTTGAGTTGGGTTCCCTCGCCAGCGATGAACATCGATCCCGTGCCCGGCGGCGGGTTGGTCTCGATAAAGGCGTCGCTGGTCGTCCCGATCGTCGTATTCATTTTGGTCTTCGCGGCGGCGACGCCTTTCGCGCCGCCCTTGGTCGTCATATTCCAAGCGAATCGGGAGAGCGCGCGCTTGACGGTCGCGTAGTCTTCGAGGTCCGACTTGACCGCGCGAGCCCAGTCGAGCGCCGCATAGATCTCCGGCACGCCAAAGCGCATATCCCGCAGGCCGCCCGTCTTGACGTGGTAGACCGGAATATCCCAATGGACCGTCGACGTACCAATCGTTGCGGGCCGGGTGGCCGGCTGGTAGCGCCAGTCGGGATAGTAGGCGACCTCGATGTTGTCGCGGGTGATTCCGTTCTGATAATCCAGGAGCGCGCGAGTATATTGCCTTTTGTAGTACCACGGCTCCTGACCGTCGTCCGGGTTGGTGATGATCTCGAGGACCTCATCGACCGGGATCGACCGGACCCGCACGGTGCCGCTCGCCGGCCGAGTGAAGAAGCAGAAGAACAGATTGCCGGTGACGTGCAATTCCTTTTCACGCGACATCCGCGCTTCGTGGCTGGTCAGCTCCGATTGGTTGCTCTTGTCGGCCAGGAACGCCTGGACGACCAGATTGATCTCGTCATCGGGCGACCGAATGTCAACGCCCTGCCCCCAGACGTAATACGCCTGGACGTTGACGCCTCGCTGGATCAGCGGGTTCTTGAGGTACGACAGCCGCGCGAGGCGGAGGATGCGCTTGAGTCCGTCGCGACTGAAGTCGCGATCGTTGTACGCGGCCTCGCGGAGCCACAGTGCATCCTCCGTGGCGAACTCGAGCTCAGCAATGCGCTCGCTCAGGCCGACCGAGCGATAGCCGTCGTCGGGATCGTGGACGCGGCCATTCGTCGGCCAGGGCTGGGGCGCCAGCAGGCCGGTCGAGGACTCGACGTAGTTGGGCAATCCTACCTCAGCTAATACGGAGAAATATTCACGTACTCGTCATAGGTGACGACCTCGTCAACCGGGGCCTGGTGCTCGGCACAGTGGACCGCAATGGCGGCGGCGATCACCGCATCCTGAATAATCGCGCGGTCATCCCATTGGTACATCAGGCATTCCAACTTCAGCTGGTCGATCCCGTGCCTGAAGCGCCGTTGCTCGTGGGCCAGGACCAGAGAGGTTATCATCGCCTCTTTAGTCCGGGCGGTCGTGGTCCAGGCGAAGACCGGCACGGCCAGATTCTCGATGACCGGATCGCCCTGGTTATTCGACTCAATGTAGGTGTCGCCACGATACAACCGGGCCCGCGCCTCGATCGCTCGCTGCTGGACCGGGAACGGCACGCCGAGCATGCGCTCGAAGGCGACGATCTGGTAAACCGGATCGGTCACGTCGAGCGTAATCCCCACCGTCGCATCGTTGCGTCGGCCAATATCCCACGCGGTGACGTAGCGGCGGTTCAGCTCTGGCCCGTGGAGGCCTTTCCAGCCGGTCGCGCAGGCTTCGACGTCGGCGGTGTTGAAGACCGCCTGGCCGGAGGCGACGAAGTCGCAATCGTATTCCGATGCCCAGCTCGCCGCGGTATATTTCGGCCGCTCGCGCTCGTACCACGCCTGGTCATAGGTCGGACACTCACGCCAGGGCACAACGTGCCGCGACCATCGGCCACCGTCGATCCCGGCGTAGAGCTGGTAGAAATGGTTCCCGCGGCCGTCGGGGGTCGAGCAGACCGTGAGCCGTCCGCCGTGGCCGAGGATTGGCGAGACGCCCTGATAGATATCCTGGGCATATTCGAGGTAGGCATATTCGTCGAGATAGACCGAGCGCCCCGTAAAGCCACGACCCGTCGAGCGGTTGGCGGGAAGCGACTTAATCCGTGATCCGTTCGCGAGTCCCATCTCGGATTCATTTGTCTTCGTCAGTTCGGGAATGTCGGTCAAGCCCGCGATAGCGTTGTAGCAGTAGCCGAGCAGGGATGCCGCGAGTTCTCCATTACGGCTGACGAGGAGAATGGTCGAGTCGGGTTGGTAGATCGCTTCGTGGACGGCCTCGAGAGCAATGACCTGTGAGAATCCGATCTGACGGGCCTTAACGATCAGCCGGCGCGGCGAGCGGTCCATCAGAAAGTCAGCCTGGAAACTCCTCGGAACGAAACGAATCCTGCCCCGCATCGGATGGATGATCGTCGCTTTGAGACTCGCCCAGACGACCGGGCTTAACGCCAATTGATCGGAGGAAAGCCAGCTCTCCGGCTCGGAGCTCGGTCGCTCCAACGTTCTTGACGACAATTGGTTTATCCTCGTCGCCCTGGAGCTTCCGCTCCTCGCGCCGGACGTAGCCGCGATCTTTGCCGATGGTCGCCAGGGTGAACGTCACCGCCCACGGCTCTTTGCTGATGACCGAGGAATAGAGCGCCGCTTCCGCCGCGTCGATGAACTTCTCGCGTTCGTAGCGGAGCGCCTGCTTGACGCTGGCGTAGCGCTTGGCGTAGACGTCGACAGTCACCGGGTGGCAGCCCAGGATGCGCGCGGCCTGCGTCCTGAGCCCCCTCGCCTTTTCGAGCGCCTCGATCATCTCATCGGGTGTGAACTGTTGAGCGCGTGACATGGTTCAGGTAATCCAGTTATGAGGATGCGAGGCGCGGTACGAGCCCCATATCGGCGAGCCGCTGGAGGGCGACGGCCACGTATTTTGATTCAACGTCGTTACCATAACCAAGGCGACCTAGTTGCTCCGCAGCGACCATCGTCGTCCCTGATCCAAGGAAAGGATCGTAAACAATCTGGCCCGATTGAGAGGAATTCTCAATCGCTCGGCTAACTAACTCAACGGGCTTCATCGTGGGGTGTTCGGGCGACTTCGACGGTCGATCAATCTCCCAGACAGTGTTCTGGGTCCGTCCCCCATAGTAGCGATGCCCTGCGTTTGGGAGCCATCCATAAAAGATAGGTTCCGCCCGCCAGTGATAGTCAACGCCCATCGGAGAGAACGTCGCATTATTTTTGACCCACTGAATCGTCTGCCGCCAGATACCACGATCTTTGAGAACCTGGCCAAAGAGGACATGTAGCGGCCCCGCCGGGGCCGCTACATACCAGGCGGCCCCGGCGAGGCAATGAACCATCGCAGAGTCAAACGCACCTTCGAGCATCCGAACCAGACTTGGCTCGTCAAGTGTGTCGTTTGCCAGATTCTCCTCAACGCGATTGCTCCGAGCAATCGCGTTGAGCATTTTGTTCTTATCACCAATGGCGACACCGTAAGGCGGATCGGTCCAGACCATCTCAGCCTTGTCGGTTCCCATCAGCCGCGCCACGTCCTCAGCCTTGGTCGAGTCGCCGCACAGGAGCCGGTGCGCCTTGCCCGGCACGCTCTTGCTCGGAATCTCCCAGAGCTGGCCGGCGGCCGTGCCCCACTTGACGCGCAATTCCTCGGCCTTGTCGATCTGAGCCTCGGGTGCTTCTACGGGCTTGTCGAGATACAGTCCCGCCTCTTTCGCCAAGTCCGCGAGCATCGCGCCAACGGCAGCATCGCTGGAGTTGAACGACTGGAGGAGCGAGTCGAGTTGGGCCGAGTCCGTCGCGGCCATCGCGGCCAGCGGGTCGAGCGTGGCAAGAATCTCCGCTTCTTCGGCGCGGTCGAGGTCAACGTAGGTGACCGGCACCGTCGGTTGGCCGGCGCTGATAGCGAGGCTGATCCGCAGATGGCCGTCGACGACGGTCTCAACGTTCTGGTCGCGGCCCCAGCTCGGATCGGTGCGCTTGTTGATGATGACGTTCTGGACGACGCCAACGTCGGAAAGGACACCGCTGAGCGAGTCCTGTTGAGGTTTCGGGTGAATCCGCCAATTCTTATCGTTGGCGAGCGCCTGCTCTGGCGCAATCTCACCGTAGCCGATGATCCGGTTCCGCCAGGGCGCTTTGACAGTTTTCAAGTTTCCTCAGAGCAACGAAAAGCCCCGACTCCTCGCGGAGCCAGGGCAGAAGGAGGTCAGATATTACCTAGTAATTATTTTGTCCAGGCTACACCATAAACCCTCTTGACACGCGAGTCAAGGTCAAAACTGTCAAAACTGTCAAACTCCCTATTTACCGCCACAAATCGTCGATCAACCGATGCAGTCCATCCCGGATGCGTCGATTCAGCGTCGACTCGGAGATCCCCAGTTGGCTCGCCGCGATCGGAATATCATAATTCCGTCCATAGACCCACCAGAGCGGATAGTACCAGTCCGCCCGGTCATGCTGCAACGCGGCGACCGCCTGAGTGACCTCGATCCGCGTGACCATCCGGCCGTTGATCGGCAGGCCCACGGCAGAGGACCCCTCGCGCGAGGTCGTCCTATCGGCGAATGCATCCGGGCTCGACCAAAGCAGATTGAGGACGTACATCACCGCTTTGCGGTTCGGAGCGGTCCGGTGGCCGACCTTCGGATCGGCGTCCACGCCCAGCGGGTAGCGCCGGGCCGTCGATGGCGGCTCGGCATTCAGGCGATACGGAGCCTGGGCCGCGATCAGCTCGCGTTTGGCGCGGGTCAGCGGCGGGTGGGTTTCCTCGTATGTGTCTATCCGGCGCTTGATCTGGGATGGGTCCATCTACGTTCCGATCCGCGACAGCAGGTACATGAGTGCGATGGCCCAGAGTATCCAACAGAGCGTGAGTCTCACGTCCCCTCCAGCAGCGCCGCGATGCGCTTTGCCAGCATCTCCCATTGCCGTGACGTCATCTGCTCGGTGCCGCCCCAGGCGTCGTCAGCATCGACGGCAATGTGCGCGCGAATGTCGGCAAGCAGCAACTCGCAGTCGGCCAGATGGTCATAAATGGGGACAAGCTCTTCCAACGCTCGCTCGGCCCACATCTCCCGAACCGCCCTACTTAGCGCCATCGTTCCCTCCCCGCGCCGCCAGGAGCGCGGCCACGGCCCTGTGTAGCTCCACGCCGGGGAGCATCCATAGCCGCTCGTTTCCCAGTAGTCGATCTCGCGCGGGGGAAGCCCACACCACCGCCGCGTCGACGACGGCGCGCTCGGCCTGGGTCAACATCTCCACCTGATCTAGCGCCATGTCGCGCTCACGGGTCAGGCGCATGATCAGTGTCACGATAGATTCAGACATCATTTTCCCCTCGTCTCGGCAGCGTCGTCACCGTCATCGGCGGATCGCAGGTGCAGGCAAGCTCAGGCATCGGGAGCCTCCGTCCGGTCAAACGCCAATGCCATCTGCGCCGCGACCGCCGCGACGTGGACCAATTCCGCGCGATAAACGACCCGGTTCCCCTCGGTCAGCGCCTTACCCACCTCGCCGAACTCCTCTGTCAGAATAGCTAACCAATAGAGCGGATGGTGATCTCGTTGCGGGACCCACTTCTCATCCTGCCGCCGCAGCTCGCCAAGAACCTCATCCAAGATCTCGACATGTTGTGTCATCGCCCCGCGGCCTCCCTCACATCGCGAACATAGCGCGGCTCCTCCGGCGTCTTCTCCGCCCAGCGCCGCACCAGCAGCACGCCCAGGACGGCCAGGATGAGCCAGATTGCTAGGACAAAGAGCGCGCCGTAGATGAAATGATCGAGATTCATTCTCTGTAATTCCATCCACTATGCGCGACGGCCTGTCGAGCACAGTCCTTGCAGAGATAGATCATTCCTCCGTCGACAGTATGGATTTCCATGACCCGCACGCTGTCTGTGCACGCCTGGCACGTCTTGTCACGTCCAGCAAAGATCATCCGCGGTCGACGGTATATCTGCTGGTGTGTGTCGTAGATTCCTCTCTCATCGGTCAGCATGAGTTACTCCCTTCCTTTCTGCCCTTTTCAGCGTCTACGTTCGCGCCCAGCGTTCGGTAGGCCGCGCAAACGACTCCAACTTCGGAGTCTGTTCGCCCGAGCCGCCAGACGCCAGCACGGACGGTCATTCGGTCACGACCTCCAAGCGAATATTCGGATACCGGAACCGAAACAGCTTCGCCTTGATCAAAAACTCGCGGGTTACTTTTCCTTTGGAATCACACGCTATCTGCTGCCCGCCCCCGTCCACGAAGGTGAAGTCGGCCACGTAGCGGAGGTTACGCTGCCGTTTGCCGTCCGAGTCGGTAAACGCCTCTTGGAGCACGAACGGCACCTGGAGCCGGAGACCGCTTATCTGGCCCGCGTACTGCCGCAGCTTCAATCGCTGGTACACCCGCGCCTCGAGCGCCGAGGCGAAGACGATGCCGTCGACGGTGGTGCGCTTCGCGCCGAACTTGTTGATACCTGCAAGTTTCAGCCTCACGTCACGATTCGCCCAACAGCGCGTAACTGACGAAGCGTTAGCTCGACTTCTTGTTGTACTAATTTCTCAAATACCACGTCAGTTACTCTGTGGTCGTCAAGGTTGTCGCTTCGCAATATCGCGCGGTTGAAGCGGACGCTTTCGAGGTACGCGCGCGCCTGGCTTTCCACGTCCTTTCGTCTTATTGGCTTCGGCATGACCCCTGCTGCGCGTCTCATCGCGTCCTACTCCACCGCTCTTCGGAGAGCGGATACGATCCCGACGACGGCGGCATGGGGTCGTTCTTGAGGCTCACCGACTTCGCCTTATACGGCACTTTGTCGCCGATCCTGACCGGCACGTCTCGCTCGGCCCCGCAGGCGCAGGCCCAGTGCTGGACGAGGTGCGCGGTTGTGACGATCCAGTGGTGGATGTGGGACGTCACGATTCCACGATTCGAAATGCAGCGTGGCGTCATCCGCTCGCCTCCAGCGCCAGTTGCGCGGGCTGGGGCGCTGACACCAGGCCCGGCAGCGTCGGCGTTACCTGTTCGAGCCGCTTGATTGCGATGTCAGCGTATTTCTCACTGAGGTCGACGTAGATCGAGCGGCGTCCGAGTTGACGCGCCGTGACCTGAGTCGTTCCCGAGCCGCTGAAAATGTCCAAGATCGTCGCGGGGACGCGCTCGGCGGCGTGGGAGCAGGTCGGTCGCCAGCCGAGGGTCTCAACTGTTGGGTTGCCGCACGTTCTCCCAACAGGAGTGGTACGTACCAAATCGCCTTGAGCTTTATGTATTGCCATACCTGCCGTGATTCTCTTTCCAAAATGCGACGTACTCTCCGTCATCCGCTCCCACGGATTGAGGCACACCGAGCAACATCCGTACTCCGAGCTTCCCGCGCGGATCGCAAAGCTCGGGATCGTGCGGCCGCCGACGAAGGTCGCGTAGTGGGCGATACTCG